AGCTCTCTTACAGCTACGGGTACTGCTGGTGCCTCTTCTGTTACCCTAACTATCTCAGATGGGACAACCCTTAAAGCTGGTGACTACATACAACTGGGAACAGCTAGTACATCTAAGCTACATAAAGTCCTAGCAGATGTATCAGCTACGGGATCGGTGGATATATGGCCTAACCTCAAAGATACTTACTCTGGTTCTGCTGTAACTGTAGACAACGCTAAGGGTGTCTTTAGGTTAACAAGTAATGTGCAAGATTGGCAGATAGGTAACTCCAGTACCTATGGTATCTCCTTTGAGGCTGTAGAGGTGATAACATAATGACTAGGACTATTCCCTCGGTAGTACTTAATGCCCTAGACGATGATGTAATCTCCCCCTTCTTTGCTGTAGAACTCTTGTTTGACAGTCCTGACGAGATTAGGTTGTGGACAGGGGTTGGAGACCTTTCCTACGGAGGGCATACTTGGACAGGTTCAGGTAACTTACTAAACATATCTGAGGTACAAGAGGCATCTGATTTATCTGTTAGAGGTGCAACTATTACTCTTAGTGGTATGACCTCTGAGGTAGTTGCACTAGCCATTACACAGCCATATCAAGGCAGAGTGTGTAACATATATTTTGGTATTACCTCAGACACTACAGCCCTAACCCAAGTGTTCTCTGGCTATATGGATCAGATGAACATACAGGAATCCCCTGAAACAGCTACTATAGAACTAACTGTAGAGAACAAACTAATAGACCTAGAGAGGCCAAGGCTTGCTAGGTATACTTCTGCTTATCAGAAGTCAGTATATCCCGGAGACCTTGGATTAGACTTTATCGAAGACCTACAAGATAAAGAAATTGTTTGGGGCAGAACTGCTAGTTAGGAATAATACGAATGGGTCTTAGTTTTAAAGGCATCTTCAGGGCTATTGTTGTTGCAGCTATTACTGCTGCTATTATGGTAGCTACTGGTGGAGCGGCGGCGTTCTTACCTACATTCCTAGTACACGCTGGTTTAGGCATAGCCATGAGTGCCTTGGCACCTAAGCCTAAAGACCTTGGTGGTTTTGGTGCAGGTAATGGTAAGTCTAACAGAGGTTATAATGTAACACAGACAGGTTCAGCCTTAGACCACCAAGTCATTTACGGTAAGATGAAGACCGCTGGTGTTAGAATATTTGATGGTACTACAGGTACAGACAACGTACAACTACATAGAGTATTAGCCTTTGCTGGACATGAGATAGAGTCTTTTGAAGAGATATACATTAACGATGAAGTGGCAACTATAAACAGTAGTGGTAATGTTACCTCTCCTAGTCGTTATAGTGGGCTAGTCACAATCAAGGAACACTTAGGTACATCTACTCAAGCTGCCGATAGTAGTTTAGTTAGTGCTGTGTCTGGTTGGACAGGGAACCATAGACTTCGTGGTATTGCTTACCTGTATGTTAAGTTGACTTATGATACAGATGCCTTCCCTAATGGTGTACCTGAGATTACCGCTGTTATTAAAGGTAAGAAGGTATACGACCCTAGAACCTCAACTACCGCTTGGTCTGATAACCCTGCTCTATGTGTAAGAGACTATCTGACAGCTACAGGATACGGATTAGGTGAAGCTGTTGCTAACATAAATGATACTGCCTTTACCACTGCTGCTAACATATGTGACCAGACTAACACAGACGCTGGTACAACACGATACACAGCTAATGGTGCCTTCACCACAGGAACTACACCACAAGACCTCTTAGAAGGGCTTATAACGTCTATGGGGGCTACTCTGTGGTACACTCAAGGTGCATGGAACGTAAAGGCTGCTAAGTGGACTGCCCCTGTATTAGACCTTAATGAAGACGATCTTAGGTCAGGAATAAGCCTAGCAACTAGACACTCTCGTAGAGACAACTTCAACACAGTTAATGGTACGTTTAGGGGTGACGAAAGTAATTGGCAAGTAACAGACTTCCCACCTGTAACTAACGCTGCCTTTGTTACTGCTGATGGTGGGCTAGAGTCTACCTTAGACATGGACTTACCGTTCACAGACAACTCAATAGAATCTCGTCGTATAGCTAGGATCATGCTTGAGCGTAATAGACAACAGCTACAGTTTCAAGCATCCTTTGGTCTTAGGGCTTTTCAAGTACAGACAGGTGACAATGTAAGGATCACTAACACCAGACTTGGTTGGACTAACAAAGAGTTTGAGGTTGTATCTTGGACATTTGGGTTACAGAATGAATACGACCTCCAAGTAGAAATGACCCTAAAGGAAATATCTGAAAGTGTCTTTGATGAAGTCAACGATGGTATAGTCTACGAAAGAGATAATACTACTCTGTTGTCCCCCTTTACAGTGCCTAGTTTAGCTATGACTGTTGGGTCAGAATTAAGAAGAGTTAAAGGTAAGACCCTTGGGGTTTTGACTGTTGACCTCGTAAACAATAGTAACATCATGGACACAGCAGAGGTTCAATACAGAAAAGTAGGAGATACAAACTACACCTCTATCGCAATAGTAGGGGCTTTTGTAGGGACAGAACGTGTAGAGGTTGTAGGCATAGAAGATGGTAGGTACGACATAAGGTCGAGACCTACTAACTCTTTAGGTGTTCACGGTGCATATACTACACTGTCTAATCAGCTTATAGAACCTTTAGGCTCACCACCAGCAGATGTGACTAATTTTACAGGGAACCTTGTAGGCTCTAATCTATACTTAACTTGGACACCTGTGTCTGATCTAGACTTAGCGCACTATATCATCCGATATTCACAATCCACTCAGGATGCTTTATACGGAAACTCTATCTTAATAGCAGAAGTACCTGCCAGTAGTAGTAGCCTAATTGTTTCGGATGCTGGTACGGGAACCTACTTCATTAAAGCTGTAGACGATACCACTAGCGGGTCTAACACATCTGTTAACGCTTCTCAGTTTATTACTACCAGCCAAACTATAGAAGAGTTTAATGCTGTCGCCACTTTAACAGAAAGCCCTACTTTTGCAGGGGTTAAAGTTAATACCTCTAAAGTCGAGACACAACTTAGGTTAAGTACAACACCTTTACTAGACTCGGTGTCTGGATTATGGGATGACAGAACAGGCAGTCTTGATGACTTTACAGGCTTTGAGTTACAAGGGTTCTACTACTTCTCTAATACTTTGGACTTAGGCAGTCAGTTTACAAGCAGGGTAAACTACGGCTTTATAAGTACTAGGTGGGACTATACTCAAACCTTTGACCTACAAACAGGTAACTTTGATGATAGGGGTGGCAACTTTGACGGATCTGGTGAGACCTTTGATGACGTAACTGTTGTTGTAGAGCTAAGACACACTAAGGATGATCCCGCAGGAACTCCCACTTGGTCAGACTGGCAAAGTTTTTCTGTGACTGACATAACTGCCAGAGCGTTTGAGTTTAGGGCTGTACTAGAAAGCACTAATTTAAATGCTACTCCTTCTGTAAGTGACCTATCTATTAGTGTAGATATGCCTGACAGGGTTGTTGCTGGTAACGACATAACATTTACTGGGACTACTAACGTAAGTTTTGGTAAAGCCTATGCTATAGTACCAGCTATAGGTATCTCCTTAGCTAACCTGACAGACGGTGATAGATACACTATAACAAACAAAACAAAGTCAGGTTTTACTATGAACATTTTCACAGGTAACTCAGTGAGTACAAACCCTGTGACACTAGACTATGTAGCTAAGGGCTACGGAAAGGAACTTCTATAATGTCGCAGCACGACTTTAACATTCTTAATCAAACCTTCCCCGACACTAGGGCAGACTTGAATCTGGCACTTGCAGCACTAGCAACTAACTCGTCTGGTGCCGACGAACCCTCTACTACCTATGCTAATCAGTGGTGGTATGAGGTTGACACTAACAAGCTTAAAATCCGTAATGAGGATAATAACGCTTGGATAGAAATAGCCACCCTAGACCAGACTGCCGATAATGTGTTATCTATTAACCCTCAGTCTATTAACACTCAGTCTATTACCACGGCGGGGTTGACTCTAGGTGCAACAGCATTGACTGCAACTGGTGTTGAAATTAATGCCCTAAAAGTGCAAGGTAAAGAAACCATCTATGTACCAGCTTCTGCTATGTACCCTAATACTACCAACGGCTCCTCTAAATCAGAACAAGTAGAGCTTGCAAATGGACCAGAACTTAATGTACTTGACTTTGATCCTAGTACCGAAGAGTTTGCACAGTTTAGTGTTGTCTTCCCTAAAAGTTGGAATGAAGGGACTGTAACCTTTCAAGCATTTTTTACTGTTAACGGTACTGATACAGGTACGGTTGGTTGGGGCCTATCTGGGGTAAGCATTGCAGATGATGCAAGCACAGATACCGCTTTTGGCACTAATGTTTTAGCTACAGCTAAGGCGCACAGTGGGGTTGCTAACGATCTGGACGTAACAGTAGAAAGTGGGGCTGTAACCGTAGCTAGTGCTGCCGAAGACTGTTACACCTTTTTTCAGATCATGAGAGATGCCACTAACGACACTCAAACAGCAGATGCTAGACTGATGGGTATAAAACTGTTCTTCACAACAAACGCAAAGAATGACGCATAATGACTGGTTTTGGCTATAACATAAACGGGTTTGGCGTAAGTGGTGAGTCAGGACCACCCTTTGCGGCGCAAGTTTTCACGTCCAGCGGTACTTATACGCCAACAGTAGGCGTCAGTTCCGCATTGTTTATGGTGTTTGGTGCTAGGGGCGGACAGCCATCATCCGGTAATGTAGCGAGCGGCGGTGGTGGAGGGGGATATGCTGAAAAGTATGTATCATCTCTATCTAGTAGTTACGGCGTAACCTTAAACTCTGCGAGCACCTCTAGTGCTGGTGGCGCAGGTGTTGCTAGTAGCGGCAACAACAACCAAGCTGCGGGCTATGGTTACGCAGGAGATTTTACTGCGTCGGGTGGTACAGGCGGCATAGGCTCAAATTACTACACCACTGCGGCTGGCGGTGGCGGTGGCGGTGGTGGTCGAACTGGTAACGGTACAGCGGGTCAAAACCATGTCGGCACGGGTGGCGGGGCGAACGGGTCAGTAGGCAATAGCGGGAATGAAGTGTCCGGCGTGTTTGATCTGTCCCCTTACGGGATCACCTTTGCATATACCAGAGGCGCAAGCGCCGTACCTGTTTTTACTTCTACAGGCCTACCATGGGAGGACACGCTTGTCCATCGCTGCAACACGGCTGCCGGCAATAGTGGCACAAACGCAGGTATACGGGGATGGGTAGGTGTCCCTTCTGGATATGCAGGAACTGTGTTAATACTTGAGTTTTTCTAGGAGATAGCTAATGCAAGCAATAGTCAACAAGGTTGATAGCACAGTAACTAAGTTTTTAGACGATGGCGAAAATTTAACAGATGATCAGGCAGCGCATTATTTTTTAGTGCCGAATGTTGAGCCTGTCGCATTACCATCAAGTATTTCTGACAGCGCAGAAAATGCAGTTTGCAAATGGGAAAACAGTCAGTTGGAATGGTCCCCTCTTTGAGACAGACTTAAGAAAAATAAGTGACTAAAAACAAATGGAGCAACCAATGGGTTTTAAACTAGGACTACGAAGTAAACAGAACTTGTCTGGGGTGCATCCCGACATGGTTGCTGTTGTTACAAGAGCATTAGAGATTAGTGAAAAAGACTTTAGTGTAACTGAGGGTGTTCGTAACATTGAACGTCAGCGTATGCTTAAGAGGACAGGCAAGTCAACTACACTCAAGTCTCGTCACCTGACGGGTCATGCAGTAGATGTTGTCCCTTACCCTGTGTCGTGGGAGTGGGATGAGTTTTATCCTATCGGTGATGCAATGAAAGCTGCTGCAAAGGAACTAGACATTAAGATCGTCTGGGGTGGTGATTGGAAGAAGTTCCCTGATGGGCCACACTTTCAGCTAGACTGGAAAGCCTATCCCCTTGACTAGGGGGGAAGAAGACTGCTTCGTAATGGGTAAAAATATATCGGCAACACTACTGTTTGCCTTGGTGCTTCAAGCGGCAATGATAGTTTGGAGTATCTCTCAAATGAGGGCAGACGTAGATGCTAACTACGCCTCTATAGTTAGAATAAGTGGTGATGTAAAAGCTGTCGAAGCATCGTCTAATATGCAAGCCGTGCAACTAGGCAAGATTGAGGAAAATATAAAGGGAATTAAAGAATCCCTTGAAAGGATGCTAGAGGTAATGGAGAAGGACTAAGAAGGGTATGATTGATCCAGTCACCGCTTTTGCTGCGGCTACCACCGCATTCAAAGGTATTAAAATGTTAGTTGGTGCTGGTCGTGAAATGCAAGACATATCGACACAGCTCGGCTCTTGGTACAATGCTGTTGCAGATATTAACAAGGCTGAGTCCCAACGTAAGAACCCTACTTGGTTAGACAAGAAGACCCACGGTAATGACAACATAGAACAAGAAGCTATGGATATTGTCATCCGTAAGAAGACCCTCATGGAGCGTGAGAAGGAAATAAAGTTCATGCTCAACATGAGGTTCGGCCCGTCTACTTATGACGACATGCTACAGATGCGTAGACAAATACGCAAAGAGAGAGAAGAAACAGTTTACGCTGCTATGGAAGCTAAACGCCAGATACAGAACAACCTAGCTATAGGTGGACTGTCTCTTGGTATCCTCCTCATACTTGGTGGGGGAATCTGGTTAATAGCGGCTGCTATGTAAAGGAGGTTTATATGAGCGTTACTATGGAAAGATTCTTACACTGGAAAATACTGCCACGCATTATGATGCTGGTTATGACATTTATGTATATAGAAGTTCTGTACTGGTTTATGGACTTAACCCCTGAGACCATGACCTCACAAGCTGCTGCTCTAACAGCTACTGTGACTGGTGCTATGACTGGCGCTTTTGCTGTATGGTTAGGACATGAAAAATGATAGGTTCTATTATTAGTAGTCTAACAGGACTAGCCACAAGCGTTATAGATGGCAAGACACAGATCAAGTTAACCGAAGCTGAGATTAAAAAGAAGCAGCTTACTGGTGAGATTGACTGGGACATAGAAGCTATGAGGGGTACTCAGAACTCATGGAAAGATGAGTGGATTACCCTACTGTTCAGTATCCCACTAATACTTGCCTTCTGTGGAGATTGGGGCAACGATATTGTAGCCCGTGGCTTTGCTGCACTTGAGGTTATGCCTCAGTGGTATCAGATTGCCTTGGGGGGTATCGTTAGTGCCAGTATAGGCATGAGGTCTGTGAGTAAGTTCTTTGGCAAGAAGTAGCCATGTATGTATTTTTACTGCTACTATATATAGGTACAGGAGAGAGTAGAGAGTTAGTAGATGCCACCCTAACCTTTACTCTATTAGCTGATTGTAACCGTCATGCTGCTGCACTTGTCCAAAGGTATAGCACTCACGGTATAACTCCTCAAGATAGGGCAGTCGCCTACTGTGTACCAAAGTTATACAAATAAGTAAGCCCCCGTTTCCCATGTAGGATTCGGGGGCTTTTTTCATTTGTTGTGCTCTTCTTCTAAGTGCCTAAACAGAGCATACATAGGCACCTTCATCTTAAACTCTACTTCCTTCTCTAGCCTGTCCACCTTCCCTACTAGCCAAAGTATTAACAGGGTCTGGACAACAAGAACTATAGACATAACATCAGGCATTATCCACCACCTTAATCAGCCTAGACCCGTACCACTCGGCTTTCTTTAGATCCTCTATACCATTCTTATAACGCCACCTATGTAAGTACTTGGCAATATTCCCACGTAGGTATCCGATGTATTCCTCTTCGGTTAAAAAGTCCTCGATGTATTCAATACACTCGATGTTACCTGTACCGTAATGAGGTGGGTGATTAACCATATCGTCACAAGGGTTGAACGCTGCAACCTCTTTCCACTTAGCCATCTTTACTCCTTATAAGCCTAGCTTGCTCTTCTATCTGACGTTTCTGCTCCTCTAATTCAAGGAACTGTTTATCTGTATCAGATAACTTATAGTCTGGCTTAACAAATTTCAAGACCTCTGGCATTACAAATCCCCCTTCTTACTTAAGGGAGAGGGGAACCCCACGCACTGACTCACAAACTTATAGCTAGGGTCGGGCTTGGTCTCAAGTAAGTACAACATGTTAAGTTCCCTTACAGCCTGACACCTTTCTTCTGTCTTGTAGGTCGCATTAGGGGCTCTCACAGAGAAGTGAGGCTCCCCGTCTTTCATCATGCTTAAAACAACTATATAAACATATACCATATCTTATCCTTTCTACAATCTTATTAACTCCGCTTCTTTGTAAGGAATATGGTAGAACAATTCCCCCTTAGCAATATACCGACCTTTAGCAGTCCTTACAGCCTCTTCTGTCATCTGTTGCCCTCGGATCATCCAACATTGGGTTAAGTGGATGTTAAAGACATAGAAGTTCACGTTACTGTTATACTTCTTAAGTAGTCTAGACTTACGGTGAGGTATCCTTATCTCTGTCCAATCGTCGGGCCACTCCTCCTTCCATGCCCTCTTGACTTCACCCTCTGAGTAGTATGTCACACCTTTCTTAACAGTTTCTACATCTGCGTAGTAGTTCTCCTTTACGTTAGACACTGTATGCCCCTGCTTCTCTAGGATTTCAATAAGCTTGACTTTTGCAGGGTTGTCAAACCTATCGTACAGACTTTGCTCAAACCTCTTTCTGACTTCTACCATTATGTAATGTCCACCATCTCACAGACGTCACCAGTACAGGCCATAGTCTGCATACCGCTGGTGTTGTCCTCTACTTCATAGTTAGCCAACTTAGTCCAGTCGATACTGTCAGGAGAGGTCTCTACAACTTCGTAGTAGTGATCTTTGTCACACTCTTGGTAAGGTGCCTGTTGATATGTATGCTCATTAAAAGGTAAGAACGACACACCAGACATTTCATCAAAGTGCTTATACACAAAGGCTCCTACCTCTAGCCACTCGTCAGCCTTGACGTTAATAGTTACACTAGGTTTATGCTCACACCAGTGACGTTGATACATTAGCCACATCTCTAACTGTTCTATAGCAGTCATATCAGCAGTATGAACAGCACCTATAGGAGAACGCATAGGGAAGCTAAACACTGTAGTAGCGTCAGGCTTCATTACGTCAGGCTCGTTAGGGACACCCTGATCAATCATGAACTGTGTCAAGGGGTCTTTGTTATCTCCACGCACAGTACGGATATAATAGGGAGAGTGACGAGCATGAATGCCAGAAGCTGAGTCAACCAGTTGGGAAACTGTTCCACTTGGCTTGTTGCAAGTAATAGCAGTGCTATGAGGGATACCAAGACGGTCAGCCCACTCAGCGTTAGTAGAAATAGCCACATCCCTTAAATGCTCCAATGTCTCTGACAGGCCTTCATTAGCCAATGTCATTAGCTTGTTGTCCATTACCCCCGTGAGTGACACACCGAGCAACCTTTCGGATTCGGTATTCGTTCCCCACACCTTTCGCAGATATGGAAAGTGGGTGTAGGTGGACTGTATAGTCCCAAGTATAGTTGCAACACGGACTTTTCTTGCAAGGTCTTCGATACTGTCGTTAGCACGGATGACAACTTCCGTAAGATTACAGAACTGATTCGGCCTAAGTATGATTTCTGAGCATGGATTTGTTCCGAACTCATAGCCAGACTCTCTACGGCCATTTTTTGCTGCTTGTCTAACTGACGCTTCTCTGTTGAATATTCCTCGTTCTCCACTACCACTCTCCATTAGTGCAGTCCACTCACGCATGAATGACATACTGTCTGGTTTCTCTGTATAAGCTACAGAATTATTAGCTAAGGCACGATGGGTTGCATTTTCCCACCAAGCCCCTGACTTAGCGTGACGCATACGATCATCTGATAGGTTGCTTAAAGAGATCATAGCAGAGCGTCTAACGCCCCCTACAACGACAACTTCACCGATCTTACACATCAGGTCATGACACTCAAGGCTGGACAGTCTACGCCCCTGTGCGGCTTTGAATGTAGTAACAGCAAAGTTAAACAAATCAACCAAAGGAGCAGGACCACTAGCACGACCACCAAACGTCTTGAGTTTAGCACCAGCAGGTCTAACTTTAGACACATCCCACTTAGGAACCTCACCAGCCCATAGGAGTGCCAACACTTGTCTCAAACCCTTAGCCCATCCTTCCTTGCTGTCCTTGATGACGACAGTCGTTTCACTATCGAAAAGAGGCGGAACATCAGGGAGTTTAGTGATGAACTGACGCTCAACACTGAAACCAACCCCCGTCCCGCAAAGGAGGATGAACATCGCCTCGTCGAAAGACTTAGGGTCATCTACGGGTAAGTAGCTACAGTTATACATACAGGTGTTGTCCCTGTTTGCAGCAACACCAGCAGTCATAAGTGACCTCATACTAGGCATGACAGAAAGGCTAAGAATAGCTGCCTCAATCTCACTCATAACATCGGGGTCACTAGACAGGTGGGGAGACAAGATATTAGACACATAACGGTTAACAGTCTCCCCCCATGTTTCACGACGACCTAAACCCTCAAGCCAACGAGCGTAACGGCTAGTGGCGATAAAAGTTTGGTAGTCTGTTGGCAAATAATTGTTCATACTAAATCCTTCAAGTTGGGTCTTTTATAGTTAGGGCCTTTCATGACCTTACCGTTGTTGTCTTTAATTGGCTTACCATCGTCCCCTAGCTTAGACATATTAGACTCATGTACTCGTCTAAAGGCTTCGTCTAAGTCCCATCCGAATGTAACAGCATAACCATAGATTACATACAGTAGATCAGCCAACTCCTTGAGCCTATTGTGTGGCTCTGTCTCGTCTACAACCTCGTAGAACTCTTCTCGCATTAGGGCAAACCTAAAGTCTTCTAAGTCAGAACCTAGCTTATACTCCCTGTCCATAGGCTGTCCCATGTGGTCTACGAACTGTGTAACCATCTCTTGTGGTGTTGCATCTGGGAATATGTGAAAATCGTTAAAGTCATCCTTTGCCATATCTAAGAAGGCATCTATGTCATCTTGCGTAATCATCTTAGTAATCTCCGTCTTCTAAGTATTCATCTAGGTCTATTAAACCCGTATGGTGCAAGTGAAGGGCTACTTCATCCTCAGTCAAACCTGCGTCTAACATTAGTTGAAGTAGCCCAAAGTTTTCCACAACACCAAGCAACTCATGGTCATCATGGTATACAGACATTAGGTTTCAAGTTGCACTGTGTAAGGCTTATCGGACAACTTAAAGTGATCTACTATCTGGTCGATACGATACCCCAAAGATGCCCAAGTAATAGGTTCCCCACCTGCTTCTACTACAAGGCTCTTAACACCTTTCTGTGTGGTTACTGGCCCTGATAAAATTCTGTCTATTGTGATCATTTCTTCCATCCTTTGATTAAGTCTATATAGTGATCCAGTTTAGTTATTACTAGCCACTCTTGTCGGTCTGCTCTAAAGAAAACTACTGGCTCATACTCACCACCCTGTTTGGCTTGGTCGACAAAGTCATAGATAGTCTTCAAGTTCTTCCTGCGCTTTACTTCAGCAGAGATAGGGATAAGCTCTCTTGCCCTTGGGCTCAACTGTATGTCCTCTCCTTGTTGGCCCATAGCCGTTGACCTAACATCGTCAGGTTCTAGTTCTGGAAAGGCTTTCAGTATCTTGTCCCTTATCTCCTGTTGACCTAAGCGGCCTTTGGCTTTCGATGATGCGGCGGTTCCCATATCTCCCCTTCCGTCCGTCTGAGCCATAGTAGTCGGGCATTCTCTAATACCCTTTCTTCGTCACCATCGTACTTGTGTACTACGGTTTGATACAACTCCTTCTCGTTATTACAGTGAACTAGCATGTCCTCTGCTTTTACAGGGCCAACTCTGTGAAGCCCTTTGATGTTGTCTGCTGCATCACCCATAAGTATTTGCTTATAGAACCAATGTAACCCATCAAAGTGATCCATCAGGGTAAAGGTCTTCTTATTAAGGTTATAGTGAAGGCCCTTGATCTGTAGCATATCTTTATCAATAGTAGCTACACAGGCTTTGTACCCTGTCTTAGCAGCATCAATAGCTATTAGATCATCAGCTTCTTCACCCTCTGAGGTTATGGCACCCCACTCGTCAGTCAGATACTTACGCACTGACTGTAAGTAGTTAGGTTTGGGCTTGTCACTTCTGTTTCCTTTGTAGACCGCAGTCTTAGCAATATCGAAACGAAAGTTACCCTTACCTGTGAGATAAACAGAGTAGTCGCCAGTTTCATTATAGAATGAACACTCTGCAAGAATCTCCTTCATAAAAGCGTTAGCGTACTCTAGCGCTTCTATTTCAGTACACTCACGCTTTACACCATCTACCTCTACTTTGTGGGCGGCGGAACGGTATGCCACTATATCGCCATCCACGATAGTCTTTAGAACTGGGACCATGTTTCTTCTCCGTTCATAACCTTGGACCCTATAGCTAAGTCCCCGAACCCTGCAACCCTAGCCACGTTTTGACAATGATCTAGGAAGTCCTCGATTGTCTCTACATTAGAGGATGAATAGGAAGCCTCACGTTTATCGTCAGGCCCCCATGCTTCTTGGCTAAGAGTGATAAGCTTCACTTAGAAGCCATCCTCTGTTACAGTGGACTGGTACTCCACCAAGTTAATCACACCGACCTTATCAATGCGGTGTCCTGTACGATCACCTTCACCATAGACAGTGACCTTAACTTGTACCTTAGTACCGTTGCCTAGCTCCCCGTCAGAGAAAGACCAGTTAGAGCCCTTAGTCAATTCGTCACCAGACCAGTTAACCACCTGCGGTGCACCCCCCAGTGTCTCTGCGATAGGGTTTACATTGTCACGCTTGAGACGGATGTATTGACCAATACCATAGCCATCACCTGACCGTGGATCTTTAAGACGTTGGTGGCCCCGAAACTCTTTTGCCACACCAGCATCCCAGTACATTTGCAGATCATCTTCTGTCTCTGGGTAGAAGTTCATATTAAACTGACCTGTCGGGTGATAGTCAGGGTTGCTATCCATGTTCTCCTTGAAGACCCTTGCATACTCTACGAAGCCCTTCATCACGATAACTCTTGCTTTTGCCTTACTCATTTTACATTCCTTTATATGAGGTTTAGTGTATATAGGATCGAAAGCTCACCTTTCAACCCCCTTTAGTGAATTTCTGCATAATTTTTACCAAAAGAATAGTCGATACCTAGTGGTATGTTTAGGTTTACATCCTGATTGGCATATTTCATACAGTCTTTAAGGTCTTTAGCCAGTTCATCCCCCCTTGCTTGTGGTATTTCTGCAATTATCTCGTCATGGAACTGACCTAGTATGTTGACCCCATGACCCCTGACGTAACTAACCCAAGTGTCAAAACAGTAAACACCTGTACTTTGGTTTAGTGTGCTGAACCTGTCCTTATCACTACGCAACACATGCCAGAACTTTGACACAGGGTTTTGTATCCAAGACTTGCCAAACAACTCCCTAACCTTAGCTTGGTTAGCCACCTTCTGTACGGCCCAGTTACGGGCCCAAAAAGCTTCTAGTAGGGTAGCTGCTGCTGATTGCGTAAGACCTGTCTCACGGGCCAGCTTAGGGGCTCCTACGCCATATGTAGCACTGTAGTTAACCACCTTGTAGTTCTTACGCAACGCCTTGAGGCTAACTTCACCAGAGTTGTGCTTGTCAATATCCTCTTGTGTTACAGCACCAGCAAACTTAGCAAGGTCAAGGTGAGGGTCAAACCCATCCTTAGACATTTCGTTAACGTAGTCAGGGTCAAGTGGCTTCATGTAGTGACGCTTAGTAGTATCCTCTAGGCTTACCATATCAGCACCACACAAAGTCATACCTTCCCTTGCAATCAAGCAGCTACGAATATCCTCACCGTAAGGCTTGTCCACTGAGGGCAAGTTGACCAGAGGACGTGAGTGCTTGAACCTAAACGTATTGGTCAGGCCACTGATGGTAGCCTTTAAGAACCCGTCTTTCTCGCAGGAGATAAACGACTTGATGATACCAATACGATGCGACAACACAGTAAGACCATCTAGTAGGGCTACACCTTCGTTGACGTCTATAAGACGTTTAACACTAGCACACAGTTCACCATCCTTGCGGATTTGTGGTATCTTCCTTTCTACCATGTTGACACCATCACCTTCCTTAACGAAGTTAAACGTACAAGGCTCCCAACCCATAGAGAACAACCAATCCTTCACCTGATCTGGCGAGTTAGGGTTAGCTGGGTCAGTCTTCTGTAGCACCCGTAGGCTCTCTGTAGTCAACGGGTACTTAGCTTCGGCCAAAAGCTCAAACCATTTAGTAGCACGGGCAGATGGCAGACCGTTCTTAAGGGTCATTCTATCCAGTGCTGGCTTGTGCTTCATAACCCAGTGCTGCTTCTCTGGCATAACTTGGATCAACTGGTTGACCTTAACTGCCTTAGCTGCTTCCCATTCAACTAACAGGGCGTTAGCTTTAACTGTATCAAGACGCCAACCATTGTCAGCTTGCTCTCTAGCAGTACTCATTTTGGTTGTCAGATAGTCTAAGAACCTAAACTTATCGGATGAAATCGGATATAATCGGTCAAGCTTCTGCTCTTGTATCGACCACAGACGGAAGTTGATCTTAACATCTTCCTGACAACGGTGAGCATAATCGTCCCTGTATAGGTCGTTCCAGTTCTCTATTACAGGCTTAGGCACACCGAAGTCCTCTCCATAAGATGCAAGACCATGACTGGCCCTCTCTGGCGAGAGATACCAACTTACACTTAAGGTGTCGATCAACTTAGCTTTAATAGTAATACCTAAGACCTTTTCGATTGCAGGAACATCAAATCCAACAATGAAGTGACCGATCAGAGTGTCTTGGCTCAAGAAAAACTTACGCATTTCATCATAGTCAAAGATAGACACAGGGTCTCTCATGTCAAGTGTCTTGTAGCTTACAACGTGTATCTTGGTTAGCTTGTCCAAGAACCCATCAGTTTCAATGTCAAATATAGTCATACTTTTTTCCTCTTATTACCTCTGCCAGCATAAACCTTACTACCCATACGCCACTGAGCTACATTTAAGTAGTCTAAGAACATGGGGTCTAGGCCTTTTTTTAAGACAGCCTCATAACTATCCCCTGCATGACCTATCGTCATATTACAACTCTGACAGATAAACCCCCTAAACATTGAGGTCTTGTGGTCATGGTCAACCTGTAGTGGCTCACTTGTACTCCCACAACACTCACACCGATCAGGCTTTAAACTGGCAAAACCTTTTTTTAACAGGCGTACTAACCCAGTCTTAGCTATATGACAACTTTTACAACTTAAGTGAAGATTATCTGCTGCTTTCGGGTCAGCATAGTACTCACTCAGAGGCTTACTCTCTCCGCATTTATTACAAGTCTTGTTCATATCAACCTCCTATGTATTGTCTGCACTAACTCTATAGCTTGGCAGTACTCTTCTACTGTAATATCTATCCATTCACCACTTGTGTCACCGTAGGCGCCGAGCAATGTCCAAGCAGCGGGGTCATGCTTATCGTCACACCCAAGCCTAACAATAATGTCCTGTGGCCCTTTCTCCTTTGGGACTATTACTGTGTAAACCTCGTTAAAGTTGTAGTACTCTTCTGTATCATCCATAGTCCAACTCCTGTAATGTAAACGTATCCATGTTAAACCGAAGAGAACCAGCGTAACCCTCTTCACTACATGGGCGGTTTTTCTCGACCTTCAAGGTCGTTGTGTTTCTTTCCTGATCGTCCTCTGCTTCTTTGTCACGACTCAAGTCTATAATAACCGAAGCCCTTTGTCCAATCATTTTACAATACTTAGGATCACCGTCATCATTAGTGTGTGCGATAGTGATGATACCCACATTAAGCTCTGCGGCTAACTTAGACAACCTTACAGACAAGTCCGACAGCAACTCTTCCTTAGAACTCTCTGACCTGCCCGACACTACATCTTGGATGGGCTCAAAGAATACATACCGAACATCACAAGCCTCACGAAAGTATCTGATCTGTTCACACAACTCCTCAGTACCTTGACCATCACCTAAGAAGAACTGGTAGATACACTCGTTCTTAGCTATCTTCTTAATAGCGGCTTCTACTTGCTCAGTGGCACCCTGCGTGTCGATCAGGTCTCTTCGGGTCACATTCATACCCAAAGAGTAACTAACAAGCCCTAAGAGGCTCCTAAGCTTTGTCTCCTCTAGGTGCCAACTAGCGAATGGTACGTTCTTTTGTATCAGATTGTACTCTAAGAACCGCATTACTTCTGTCTTACCGATACCAGTGGGTGCTTTAATGACGGTAAAGTGACCCTGCATGAGTCCCATGATTTTGTCGTCAAGGGATTGTATACCTGTAGGCACAAACTGATGGTCGGGAGTTTCTCTAAACAGCTTAAGGAACTGATCAGCAGTGTTAAGAACATTGTCAGGAACATACTTCTTAGCGTTCCACCAAGCAGACTTAAACTCCTGTCCAGCCCCTGCTTGTAGAAACTCGTTAGCATCTTTGTACTTGTCATGTGACACCCTGTAAGTCTTGTTGGGGAACAGCTTTGATATTTTAGTGGCAATAGCATTACCAGCTTCATCCCCGTCAACACTAATGATGATCTTTTCAAAACTATTGATCCATTCACTACAGTTCTCCCACAGCTTCTTAGAGGGGGTAGCAGAGGGCAACGACACCACAGGGTTAGTGTAGGTGCCAGACTTAAGCATCTGCGACACAGAGAGGGCGTCTAGCTCTCCCTCAGTTATGGTCAACATCTTAGATGATCCAGCGGTGAAGAGGTTCATACCGAACAACTCGTCCCCCTTGAACCCGTTCTTAGCCCAAAACCCTTTCTCTGTCAGATTACGAACCTTAACGCCACCACTAGGGTACTTGTACTCTTGTGTGGTATCAAAGGTCATAACACCATAGTCTTCCATAGTAGAGGCTTTAATGCCCCTCATGTCAACATACTTGCCATCACCCGTAGTGGGTATGGTCTTTGTGGTCGGGATGTATTCGCTCATGTTTCCTCTTTCCTTCTTCGGGTACTTGTCTTCTGCCCAGTCAAATGTTTCGTGTGACCTGTTGGCAGGGTAGCCCTGTCCGCAACTATGACAATAGCCAGTGCCTTCTGTATTGTAGGCAAAGGCGTCAGACGAGCCACAGGCTACAAAAGGACAGGGTTGGTGTGATATTTCAGTCATCGTGTTCTCCTATGACGCTCAGGTCATAAACCGCTAGTATGGTCTACATATCATATGGCAACAAAGATACAAGGGTAAACTTTATTTTTATTTACCTCTTGACAACAAACCAAAGTGACCCATCTAACTTAAGGGCCCTTTAGTTAAACATAAGTTTTTAACTATTAGTATTAAACATAATAGTAATAACTTATGTTAAACTTATGTTAGTCACTAGCGGGTAGCTTTCTGCTTTCCATAACAATTTTACCATCCTGTTCAAACACACAATACATATAGTTGTTGTGGATTATGTATAACGTGTGTGGGTCTATCCATTCAACCTTCATTACGCACCAGCTCCTTGTGGTTGTCGTTAAGACTTATTATGTAGTCTAGTGACCAATCTTTAAAGTCCTCGTTTGCATTAACTTCCCTCACCTTGTTTTGAACTATTAGCATTATCCTAGCAGCAAACTTATCATGAACGTCCATTTCTACTTTTTCTAAGTAGTACATAATTTCACTAAAAGTCATCTTACTAAAGCCTCTACTGATACTGGAAATAGGTTGATCATCTCACTTTGTATGTATTCTGCAACTAACCTAGTCTCGTACTGAGTGTCCAGCTTACATCTTAGATTGCACATATCCATGAAAGCATCTAGTGAACCTGACCAATACCATTCTGTCATTGTAGACTGAGGTAACACCATACGTGCTTGCTCTGGGCATACTCCTGCTTTTATAAAGTCCCAGTACAGTGATATGCAAGACTCGTCCATTACAGAATCATAACCGTCAGCTATGTCCATAGTTTGCTTGAGGTGGTTAGGTGTGTATCTATCCCCCCCTTGAACAAGAAACTCTGTAATAACTTTGTCAGAAGAGCCCTGTTTTTTATCCTCAGCTTTACCACGCCATACTTTAGGGGTATAGAACTCAGGCTTATCATCTACATACCTACGGCTAATCTCATTCCAACGTAAGAACTTATGCTTGACCAACTGCCTAGCTACAAAGATAGGAGCCTTGACATGGAAAGACGCAAAAGCATGACCAAAGGGGCTATAGTGACCGTGCTTGGCTAGGTACTTGATTAACTTTTCGTCGGCTTTCTTAAGCTTTGGGTAGTGTACCCTAGTGGTTTCACTAGTTTCATTGTCCCATATGTCAGCATAATCTTTGTTGTTCCACTCACTCTTCTTACCAAAGCTTACCCTAGCTGCATTAACAACACTCAGGTCACTACCCATGTGGTCTATGTATGTTACTTTAATCATCAGTCATGCTCTCCGTTATCACGTCTACCATTATACCCATCAATACGTTTAACTATGTTAGTTAACATCTGGGGGTTTCTATTAGCTACATCAAATGTACCTACAGTTACAGCTATGGCTGCAAGCAATGCTATGTGTGCTATGGCACTCAATGCAAAGACGAAGTAGCTACCAATAAGCATGCTGAAAGCAATACACCACATCCATGCAAGTATCTGTAGTATCATGTGACGTGTAGATGTATCAGGTACATTCTTTAGTGGACTTTTATCTGAGTCCATTACGGCTGTCCAAGTGTCGTATATGTGTTGTCTCATTGACCTGTCCTTTTTTTTACGCTATGCCGTATATTTTGAGTATTTACGCTACAAAGTAAATAGTTATTCAAGGTGCTGTCCCTTTCCATAGCTTTAACTGTGCCCTTAGCTTGTGGTTTTTCTCATTCATTTTCTTAGCTTCCCTTTCCCAGTAGTCAGCTTCACGTTTAAGAATCTCGTAGCTTTCTCGTAGCTTCTCATTCTCTTTCTGCACTCGTTTTAACTTAGTCATACACTCTCCGTACTCGTCATACATCTTTATAAACTGATCACGACTTATCATCTTGACTCTCCTAAAAGTTTGGTTCACCTTCATCATCAAAGGTTACATCGTCTCTTACCCAAATGGGTGGTGTATCATTTTCCACCGTAGGGGTCTTATAATCAAGTACGCCTAGCATACGCAACTCTCTTTTTAGTTCTTCACTCATATTTTTTCTCCTTCACTGCCAGCACTAAATCAAATTCCCACGTAGGGTGCAAGCAAATTCCCACGGAGGGTACAAATTCCCACGTAGGGGTGGCAAATATGTCACACTAAATTCCCACGTAGGGGCCAAATTCCCACGGAGGGCTTTCTACTGTAGGGCTATTAGTAATGCCCGGCCTAAGAGTATTAGTATTACTCAGAGTATTAGTATGACTCTTAGTATTAGTCCGAGTAATAGTCCCGGTCTTAGTAAGACAAAGAAAAAGACCCTGAGTATTACTCAGAGCCTTAGTATTAGTAATTGTATGAGTATTTAATATGGTAATAGTCTGACCCATAGTCCTGCTTCCTTTGCTCTGGCTAACTCTGACTCAGCCTCTGACCTGCTACGAAAAGCTTTATGACAGATCAACTCGCCATATTGATCATAGAATGTTAAGCGGTAATTATAAGACACGGAGAATCTCCCTTCCTTGGAGACTTGTTAGTAATAGTTCTTGCGCCTCTGCTTCGATCCAGACCTTTGCTCCGCATGGCAGGGGGTGGTCTGGCTCATACCTTACCTCTGAGCTAACCTGCAAATCTACCTCATGTATTTTGTAATTATGTTTATAGGTCTTAGCGGTCAGAGTCGGATCGTTCCTGCCGTTCTTAGCATTAGCTCTGATTATGTGTTGGTTAACGTGTATGCGTATCCTCATTTTTTGGTCCCCTTTCCAAGGTCTGAATATGATGTAAAACAATTACTAATAGAAGACTGTACGAGATTTGGGATAGGGCACGACCAAATAATGTCATCTATTAGTTGATTAACTTCCCCGTCAAAGTCTTTTTCGGTCTGCTCTCTAGCTATTACTGTATCTAAGTGTTCTAGCCAGCTTGTGTCTATATCTGCTTTGCTCATAGTATACCTCATAGTTAGCCCGATCTGGGCGATTGGCTGCATATGCGGCCCGTATAGGCCCGTCTTGCGTTTTGGCTATGGTTACCTGCTAAATGGTAACTTGAGCCTGTAAGGGGCTTCCCACGGCCTCTGCGGGCGTCCTCTTTCACCCAGAAAGGCCCGCCCAGATTGTCAAGTCTGAGCGGACCCTATGAGGTCTGGTATGATACTAGGGTATTACCAGAAGGTAGTACGCCGCAGCTTAGGGTCTACAAGGTCTAGCTCTTGTATAAGGTCATCATAGGTGATGTTATTAGCATCTAGCCAGTCTGCTATCTGAGCAGGGTATTCTCGGAGTAGGTCTGTAAGATCGTCCCGTTCATCACGTTCTGAGCTACCTATCTGAGCAGGGTACATGTCATCGAAAAAGGCAGAGGTATTATATTGCCTATTAACACGGGTCCAATCGCTATCCCAGCCACCACGTTCGTACTTGTATTCTGAGATAGACGGGTCACGGGCTATTACTAGCTGAGACCAGTCTGCGGCTATGAGAGCATCCTTGAGTTGTTTGAGATAGTATAGGTCTTGATGCTCGTTCTTAGTATGCTGGCTGTAATAGCCTACAGAGAGATTAGTACACTCCGAAACATCAGAGGCATATTCGTTGCTATCTGTATAAGATCCAGTATCGTCTGGACGCAGAGGCAAGTTTAAGACTTTTGCTAAGGATACAGCAAAGGCATCGGACGCAGTACGCAGACCCATCTGATGTGTAATAACGCTTTCCGTACCCTTACGGTCGAACGATATTACGGCGTTTAGTCTTTGCAGCCATCTGGGGTTACGTCCGACAATGTATCTGGAACCTAGGCAACCGATCTCTTCTGAGGCGTGGACAACATAGACGCCCTCGATACCTGCTCTGATCATCTCTAGTTGTAACCATATGCCAGTGGTACAGTCTGCACCTAGGCAAGAGCTATCAGACATAGGCGGCAGAGAGGCATTGTCACCCTTGACTAAGACTTCCTGCATGCCATCTGTCTTATGAACAGTGTCATGATGGCTGGCAAAGCAAATAGTCGGGGCATGGCCTATGACTAAGATATAGTTGCCTTCATTGTCGGGTTGACCGAATACTGGTCTGAGGAATTTCTCGCAGAACTCTCTCTGAGTCTCCGAGTGCTGTGGTCGGCAATAGGCCAACATCTCGATAAGATTGTGCATTCTCCACCTAGCTTTCAGTAATAGAGGGTGACGGGTTGTTGTCATCTGAGCTGTCATCTGGTCTTTCTTTCCATAGTCCACTATCTTCACAATAGTAATAGTCGTCGTGGTTTGCTGCCTCTGTCATAGATACAACGTCACCGTTCTCTAGTGGTGCTGTTTGATGGTCTGGGTAGACTTCCCCGTCCCAGTCAGAGGTGAAGTATGAAGCGTTGTATTCGTCAATACTAATAACCGCATTATTTGCAGTCACCCTAGTATCTTGCTCTAGCCAAGTCTCGCCGCTACTAGTAATAACAGTGTGCTGATTAGTGCAGCACTCGCAGTATTCTTCGTAGTCAGAGCACTCAGTCTGGACAGTGGTGCAGTCGTCTGTCTCTGTATCATCACCGCAATAGCTACACTGCCTGATACGGTCATGGTAACAGTCAGAGCAATAGGTCTCATTATTATAATGATATTCATTACCCCGATGAATACTATCATCACAAACGTGGCAACTCTGTCCGTTACCATATAATAGTCCTTGATAAGTAGTCCCACTAATATCGCCGTTGGGGTCTATAGCTAAGTATTTGCCACATGCAGTCGGACTAAGAGACTGAGGCATCACATCAAGGTATGGGCCGATGTATTCACCATCATCATTATCAAAACGTAAGAGCCTAGCACCAGACCAACGCTTGTTATTGTAATGGGTGTAAAGCTCAACACCTTTTTCAGACAACAACTCTTGCAAAGTATCAATAGACTTTTCACATACACCGTATATTGGGGCGGCTATCTGATTATCTTTCTGTCTATCATACACAATAACATTGCTGCAAATCTTGCCAGAGGTATCTTCTGTCCAGTAGACAGTAAAATCCCCAGAGGCATAAGCCTCAGTGGGCTGCATAGGTAAGTTACGAGTAACCTTAAAGTCATACCTCATACAACTATTGCCGAGAAACTTCCGACCAGATGTAGTATCTGGGTTCTCTAGCTTGCCTATGAGACTATGTTTGGCACGGGCAAAGTCTGCCCTAGTCTGACCAGAGTGTATGATTAGTTCTTTGACCGAGAACTCATGGCGATATTCATCATTAAGGGTCTCGATTTCCTTATCAGTAAGACACGGAAACATCTTTCTGAGACCTTTGCCAGAACGTAAGACAATACGCCCGTCTCTGCCTCGGTCTCTGCCTTTCTGGTCTAGCCAGAGAACCAAGAAACCCGCAGACTTAGGGTCATGGTTTGGCAACATAGTCTCTACGACTAGCTCTATCTGATCGCTAACTAACGACCGATACTCAGAATAAGTATTCCTGAGCATATATAATAGAGTGTCACATTGTTCTTCGGTTATAGTATCGTTCAGGTAATCGTTATTAACCCGAACTCTTGCCTGTCGTACAGAATGATAATAATTGTCTATCTCTTCCTGCGCTATGCGATTAATCCTATTATAGAAATGATTTCTTACTCTACGAGCGAGTCCCAGAGGGTCTGGGTGGCAGCCTAAGTCATACTTGGGAAACTGAGCAAGTGCCAGTCCCCAAGATCTGACACACCGTTCTGGCATGTATTGATCAGCTAATTCTTGCGTAATCATAATAGTTCTCCTATTGGTTCTACTATTAGTAAAAGCTCAGAGTGAGCAGGCCAGAGACATTCTGACCCAAGATCAACATACCAGAAAGAGGGTCAGAAGTCAAGCGGAGATTTATTCTATGAGGTTTGCTAATAGTTAAGTCTAGGAATGTGCTCTGCGAGAATATCTTTTGTTGACGGTGGTTTAGCCTCTGAGATTTTGTGAGAACTGGCGGGAACTGGCTCTATGGGCAACAAAAGTATTAGGTCCAGATGGGGGGAAACTCTTAGTCCGAGTCTTAGTATTTTCCTGAGTAAACGGATGAACTACGGCTCTTAATCATATGATTACTCAGACTATTTCCCACGGTAGGGGTCAGAGTAAGACTATTAGTAAGACTCAGAGCCGCTTGCGGAGCAAGACCAATTCCCACGGTAGGGGTCATAGTATTACTCAGAGTATGACTCAGAGCCCATGAGCGAAGCGAGGCTATTTCCCATGGTAGGGCTATTTCCCATGGTAGGGGTCCGGCTATTTCCCATGGTAGGGGTCATAGTATTACTCAGAGTCAGACTCAGAGCCACTCGCTTTTAGGTTGAGTGAATTTTATTTTACTCGCTCGCCTTTAAGGTGATCAGCTTAAAGTAGATTAGAACGATTCTAAAACAGCTTTAGGTTGTATCGCCTTTAAGTTGATTAGAACGATTCTAAGTACCGTATAGGTTGTATCGCCTTAAAGTTGAATTAGAACGATTCTAATAACCCATAGGTTGTATCGCCCATAGGTTGTATTAGTTTAACTCTGAGCAACCTTAGGTTGTATCGCCCATAGGTTGTATTAGTCTTGGTCTGATCAACTTTAAGTTGTATCGCCTTTAAGTTGTATTAGCCCGGCTCTGCTACCGTCTCATGATATGAAAATGCAAGGTCGTCTTATTTTGAACCCGAACACCTGAAAACCAGAGATGGCTCTGTATGGGGCTATTTTAGGGGTCTCTGGCGATTCGTATTTATTTCACTATTATTGCATTTAATTGTCGATTAGGGGTTGACGCCTATGTGCTGGACTGGTAGATATTGGGTACACCACAACGGTGAGGCCATATAGGCCGTTTTTCTCAGAACCTTGAAAGGGTTTATACCATGACTAACGTAATTAATGCCGACACAGTAGACGCAAAAATCTCAGCCGCTGACAAATCTGGGGACCTGAAAGTATTTACAGATCACGTACAGGACAGCCTACGTGATGCAATCTTCCCAGTGGCTCGTGATGCTCTGGAGCACACAGTATCATGGTTTGAAGAGCCAGAACAGTCCCAAGACCTAGTAGCTCACGTATGGCACACATTCAGCCGTGAATTCACTAACGGTGGTTCTGATTATGGTCCTAAAACTAGAGCTGCTTTCGCTGAATACCTTAACAAAAACCTCAACAAAGATGCTTTAGCAATAGTCAAAAAACTGAAAGGTTATCAAGACGCCAACAAAGCAAAAGCACTCGGCAAGGTAGGTCTTGGCTTAGCTCAGAAAAAGAAAGTGGCAGCCAAGTAATACAACCTCAACGGGAACTGGCTCCGGTCGGTTCCCTCTACTTATAGGAGAATTTTATGAGGCTTACACAACGTCAAGAAGAGTTGTTGATTACAGCTTTAAGTAGACTTGCAGCCATTCTGGCTATCGTTCTAGTTGCACACGTATGGGTTGAGGACTTAGCTTGGTTACTCGCCTCATGGGGTATCAACTTATAGGATAGTGGGACCCTTGGGAATACAACCCAAGGTTCTCGCTCTGTGCGACTCCACCCCTATCTATAACATAAAAAAATACCTTAGCATAACAAAGACTGTGCCAAAGTGTCACACTAATACACTTTTCTCAGAGTCTACACCTTGACAAATAAAAATTAGTTCCTATATGTCAAAGACAGGACAGGACATAACATATGTTATACGTATGTTAAACATAAGACCAATAACTTTAGTTTTAATCATAATAGTTAAATAATTAAGTGAAACATACGTTATACATATGTTAGGAGACTTAAGCGGTGCTAGTAGACTTTAGGGAAATAGTACATCATGACAACAAAAGAATAATAGACTTTAGTGTTTACTGTGTTGTCAAATATAAGGGTCGTAAGTACTACTATATAAATAAAACTAAAGAGGATTGTCTTATAGACCTCTTAGAGTTTATAACTAATGAAGAAGTCTTTGTAGAAGAACTTGAACCTTGACACCTGATATACCATTAATAGTGATAACTGTTATAATTTTTATGATTATTCTGTTGCCCAACTAAAACTTTCTTTTGTGTTAAATCAGTGTCTTATACGAAAGATATAAAAAAGTTATACTTTAGGGGTTGACATATACAAAAAAATACCTATGTGGTATAGCACGGCAAGCGTCATGCTCACACCTCCCCGAATATATTTCATGAGTGAGACGCAGAGTATCTGACCTTGCCCTCCCCATTATAACTTATGACAAACATAAGGAACTAACGTAATGTCTGACAAACAAGATGCTGTTGCCAACTTAGGTACAACTAAGAAAGATGCTGTTGTAGACCTAACCATTGGTGCTAAAGCTACTGCAAAATGACATACCCTAAGAATCAAGTACTCCCTTATAGTGTGCCTATTGCCAAGTATGTTCGGCAAGCGGTTCAAGATGGTGTGAGCATTAAGGATATTATGGCTACTGTAGCTAAGAAGTATCAGAATGCTCCGGGATCTCATGGTACATTCTATAAGTTGTACGGTAATGATATAGCTGAAGCTAGAGCAGAGATTGTCTCTAAGGTTGGTAATGTAGTCGTACAACAAGCTATGGAAGGACACTTTGCTTCACAAGAGTTATTCTTGCGTAGTAAGGGTGGTTGGAGCCCTCAGAGCACAGTTAATGACCCCGACGAGTATACTGACCCTGATCAAGACTCAAGTGCTATTGATGCCCTCATGACTTTGTTGGGCAAGGATACAGATGCAAACCCTGACACAGAAGACGCAGCGTAAGCTTACAGCAGAATCTCTAAGAGCTTTATCTGATGGTGAGGTACAAGAGGCACTTAAGCAGCTAACACCTGAACAAGCACAAGAGCTACAACATGATTGGAGCTTTTGGGCTAGAACAGATCAACTAGAACCGAGCGGTAAATGGAATACTTGGGTAGCCCTAGCAGGACGAGGTTGGGGTAAAACAAGAGCAGGAGCTGAGTGGGTCAGGCATAGAATCAAGATGGGCGATAGGATCGTTCATTGTGTTGCCCCCACTAAAGGAGACGTTCGTAGAGTTATGGTCGAGGGGGACTCAGGTCTCCTTAATGTATGCCACAAGAGCGACAAGACCTACCGTAAGGCTGACATGGGTTATCCTGTGTGGTCTCCTACTAATAACAGCATGACTTGGGCTAATGGTGCCAAGGCTGTCTTTTTCTCAGCAGAAGACCCAGAGAGACTCAGGGGTCCACAGGCTTACAGTGCATGGTGTGACGAGTTATGTGCTTGGAGAAATGCACAAGACACATGGGACATGATGCAGTTTGGGTTACGTTTAGGTAAACGACCCATAGTTTTTGTTACTACTACACCTAAGACTACTAAGTTACTAAGAAGTATCCTAGATGACGAGAAGACTCATGTCTCGACTGGATCAACTTTTGATAATAGTGCTAATCTTGCTGATACTTTTCTTACAGCAGTAAAGAAGACCTACGAGGGTACTAGACTAGGTAGACAAGAGTTATACGCAGAGATACTAGATGAAGCCTCTGGTGCCCTGTGGAACCGTAAGTTACTAGCTGAGTGTGAGGTAGACAAAGATGACGTCCCCCAACTTAACCGAATTGTTGTAGCCATAGACCCTGCTATTAGTAATAACACTGACTCTGATATGACTGGTATCATAGTAGCTGGTGTTGACGTAAACGGTACAGCTTATGTCTTAGAGGACCACACAGGAAACTATAGTCCTCAAGCTTGGGCATCTAAGGCTGTTGAGTTATACAGAGAGCACATGGCTGATAGGATCGTTGCCGAGAAGAATCAGGGCGGCGACATGGTAAGACACACATTACACACAGAAGATGAAACCCTACCCATACGCCTCGTTCATGCGAGTAGAGGCAAGATGGCTAGGGCTGAACCTGTATCTGCACTATACGAGCAAGGCAGAGTTAAACACGTCAGAGGGCTTAACGACTTGGAGGATCAGATGGTTCAATGGGAACCTCTTGGGTCTTTAGGGTCGCCAGATAGATTAGATGCCTGTGTATGGGCCATCACCGACCTTAGTCTTAATGGGTACGCAAAGCCACAACTTAAACTAGCATATTCTAGTGCTAAGGGACTCCTATAATGCCCAGAAGATTGAGTAAAACTAAAGCGACCCAAACACTAGGGGTCAGTGGACAGAACGTCCGTAATGGTCAGATAAGGTCTGATGAATTTATTCCTGAGTTACGTGGCAAGGCTGCTATCCGTAAATATAGGGAAATGAGAGATAATGACAGTACTATTGGCGCAGTTATGTATGCTGCTGAACAAGTACTTAGAGACGTCAAACTCAAGGTTGAACCAGCTAATGACACTGAGGAAGCTAAGAATGAAGCTCTATTTGTGGAAAGTGTCTTTGATGACATGGAACATTCGCTTGATGACCATGTTGCGGAAGCGTTATCAAGCCTGTCGTATGGCTTTGCTTGGTTTGAGGTTGTCTATAAGCGCCGTGTTGGGCCTACTAAACAGTCGTATAAGAAGTATAGTAAGTATACTGACGGGCGCATGGGTGTCCGTAAAATTGTTTGTCGTGCGCCTTGGACAGTCTCTAGGTTTGATGTAGACACCAAGACAGGCGAAGTACTGGGGCTTTATCAGGATACAGGTTATGCACTTTCTCAACACTACATCCCAGCTAACAAAAGCCTCTATTATAGAACTACTTCTATTAACGGTGATCCCAGCGGTCGTAGTATTCTACGCAATGCTTACACATCGTACCAATACTTAAACAACCTACAATCCATAGAAGCCATAGCAGTAGAACGTGAGTTAGCAGGTATCCCTGTAGCTCGTATCCCTTCTGAGTATCTCTCTGGGGATGCTACATCTGCACAGACAGGTTTTGTTGCCAATCTTGAGCAAATCTTACGTGATGTAAAGTTCAACGAACAAGGCTACATTATCACCCCCAGTGATACCTATCCTGATAAGGATGGTAGTCCTACTAATGTACGTCTAGTAGATGTAGAGTTAATGTCCAGTTCAGGAACTCGTAACCTAGATATTGACCCTATTGTAAGACGTTACCAACATGACATTGCCCGTAGTGTACTTTCTGAGTTTCTTATGCTCGGTGGGGGTAACAATGGATCATACGCCTTATCTAAAAGTAAGACTGATCTGTTTCTACGTGCCTTAGAAAGCTACATCCAAGCTATTGTAGATGTACTTAACAAGCAACTGGTGGAACGCCTATGGCAGCTTAACGGACTTAACTATGACCTGATGCCCTGTATTAAGGCAGGTGATGTTGCTCCACATGATCTACGTGAGATTGCAGGGTTCCTTCGTAACCTTAACGGCGCAGACATTAACGTCAGTGATCATCCAGAGGTCATACAAGACCTCATGGCTATTGCTGAACTAAACTATGACCCAGACCTAGAGGTCGAAACTGAAACAAATGATCTGCCCGAGGAGGCAGAGGAAGACAAGGAATTATAACATGGCAGGAACTATTACAACGGCCCTGAGTGACCAGTTTAAACTACAGTTGCTTAAAGGTGCTCATGATTTTGACAACTCTATGAGGGTCATTCTCTTAAAAGAAGAAGAAAACCTTACTCAAAACTACGATGCCACCACCGCTGATATTTCTACGGTAGGTGCTGACGAGGTGTCTGATACTAACTATAATGCAACATACTCCCTTAACGCAGGTAATAATGGTGCAGAAGCAACTGTAGCTTCAGGTTTTCCTCAGATAGCAACAGGTACTACAACTGCTGTTATGGATTTTAATGATGTTACCTTTAGTAACGTAACAGTAGCTTCTGATGGTTGTATCCTTTACAATCATAATAACGTAGGTAATGAAGTTATTGCTGTATTTTCCTTCGGAGGAACAGTCAGTTCTACAAGTGGTGACTTTACTATCCAGTTCCCAGCTCCGGGAGCTACCACAAGTATTCTCCGCATAGCTTAATCTAAGGTAATACCTAATGGTAAAATTCATAGACAGAACAAAGATGACCCTCACGGGTGCAGCAGGTACAGGTAACTTAACCTTCGGGTCTGCTGTATCGGGGTTTCAGGGATTAACTGAAGCTTCTGTTGTTGATGGAGATATTGTTAGGTATACCATAGAAGACGGCACATCATATGAATCGGGCACTGGTACTATAGGACTGTCTGGTGGAACCTACACTATGGCTAGGGCTCCTACATCTTCTACCCTTGCTAATAACGGGGCAATAACTGTTGGAGCCGCTGGTGTAGTAATATTCACTATGTTAGCTCAGGACGTAGTACAGTACCTAGCTGATATAACTAATGTAGACAGTACTACCCCTGCACACGGACAAGCCTTAACTTTTGTATCTAGCTCTAATAGCTGGGCGCCTGTGTCCCCTTCTGGGGGAATCACTATGGTTGCCAACTTTGCAGCTATGCCAACCAGTCCTAGTGCTACCGACCTAGTTTGGACTCAAGATACTAAAGCTCTTTACATTTGGGATGGTCTGGAATGGGACAGGGTTAGTACTGGTAATCAGTTAGCTCCGAGGTTTACTACAGTTCCAGCATCCTTACATAATCTTAGCCAGAGTGGGGCAAACACTGCTATTACTGCTGTTGCTGTAGACGATGCAGGTTTTCCTATTACATATGATTGGGATGCCTTTGACGACCTAGGTAACGTGTACAAAACTGGTTCCCTTCCAGATATGCTTACCGCTGTAAGTAATGTTGCTGGTGCGTTTACTTTTACCCCCTCTACAAACATTGCTCACTCAGGTAACATCACCTTTAGAACAAAAGCATCTGATGGTGTAGAGACCGCTGTTAGTCTTACTACGGTTAAACTTATCTTTACTGACTACGTACCTGTACCAGCAATGGTCAGAAACTATGCCAGCCGAACCGAACAGTTTGCCAGTAGTACAGGGTACGTACACATTGTATCTACAAGGTCTACTACCAACTATGGGGCAGCTTACCAAGGGCCATTAAAAGATGGTAAGTTTTATACAGAGTATAAGATACTTACTGGGTCCAGTTTTAATTTTGCTTGGCATGGTGTTGCTGTAGGTTGTTATGATAGGCTTCTTCAAGCAGTAACTAATTCATCGCCATCTTGGACTTACATTGGCACTAGCTCAAGTGGTGATACTTACTCGGCATTCTACTTTAATTATGGTGGTACGGGGCTGCAAACCAGTGTTGGTAATGCCAAGAGTTATGCTTTTACAGGGTTAAGTAACGGTCAATATCCGACTCTAAATGGAAACGGTAGCATAACAAGTAATACTGATGATATAATTATGATTGCGTGGGACACACCTAACAAACGAGTATGGTGGGGCTTGAATGGCACTTGGACACACACCACTGGTGATCCTAGCACTGCCGGTACAGGTATCTATCTAGCAGACGTTGGCTTAGTTGGGCAAACAGGAACCACTTCAGAAACAGAATCTTTTTCTTTAGCCTTTTTTGGCGCAAGCGGCTACCACACCGTAAAGGCGCAGATATACGCAGGGGAAGCTAACGCACTAACTTACTCAATACCTACAGGGTTTGGCAGACAGTAGATGCTAGGCTTTGCCCCCATAGCAGCTACCACATTAGGTGGCGCAGGTACTCAGAGGGAGGTAGTCCCAGTTGGTATTACTGGGGTTCAAGCATCTTGTCCAGAGCCAGCTTCTACACCTAACTCAACTGTAATCCCTAAAGCAGTTGCTGTCATATCTACGGATGCAGTAAGGGCACATAATACTACTGTATGGCATGTAGATAATGAAGTTGGCAGCACAAAGTTTGTTGACAGTATTACTCAAGGTCGTAATTACTTCGACAAGAACCTTATTCTTGGTAATAGGCAGCAAATAGGGTTCAATGCCGATGGTGGTGACCCCCTCACCGGACCTGTCTGGGATGACGCATTAGTTACTTACGGTACGGCTGAAGGTCTGTCTATGCAGACCCAGTTGAACGGGGAAATTAATGGTCAGATAGTTTACCAAGATGCCTTTGCACCCTTAACTAACGGTACATACACTTACCCCGCCACTACAACCCCCGGTGGTGTATATCCTCAGACTCCCCACCTTTTCCACCTAACCCCTGCTGAAGATATTGCTGATGTTGGCGGTATTAACACCGCTACAGTTACTACACTAGCTGACCCTAGTTTTGAGTTAAGTGTTTCTACTTATGAGAACATCCCTGTTAATGGCAAAGACGGTGACTACAGTGTAGTCGTAGGCCAGTTCCAGATTATTAACACCTTTGATGAAACTAATTCTATCAGAGGTACAACTTATTTTGACCCCTTAGTGACAGCTCAGGCTGGGGATGAAACCACAGACCCTGCTAGACCCTTAGAAATGGCAGGGGAAAATAAGTCAAGAACCTTATTCCATCTACTACCAGACTCCGAAAAGGGTCTACAGATAAATGAGACCCCTGAGTCAGTACAGGTCCAGACTATCGGTACAGACAGGTACGGGGAAGGGTCTACTGGCTTATATCACTTCGGTGCAGCTTATATCTTTTATGGTATTAGGTTACAGCCAGAGATAACAGACGCCAACTTTCCTAACGGAGACCCTGTACCCCAAGAGCACTCCCTACTTAATACTGTAGGTCTGGGGGCTATAACCACAGAGGTTGTTCAACCTGTTGTAGGCTTTGAGTCAACGGCTGCTGTACCTTCGGGGCATATCCAGACAAAAGTCTTGGTTAGGGCCTATAAGGAACTTACACCTCCTCCTATTAACGTAGATATACCCGAATCACTGCAAGACCTGACACCCTTCCCTGTAGGTTTTGATATGACTGTAGGATCGTTTGATCCTCAGTGGTACTTAAACCCCCCTGTCAAACTACATGCCCAAGATCGTCAATACGCAGACAGTGTAGTCTACCCGTACCCTACAGGACTTTCAGAGGCAGGAACTAGCACCACTACCTTTAATATGGTAGCCAGTGTCTCAGAGTTACTGGGTCCAAAAGTTGCATTAGTACCTATCTACAAGGAGCTTACAACCCTCCCTGACGGGGGTATCCTACAGAATGGTGCAGCAGGGGGTGCAGGGGATAACGTCCTTCTACAAGACGGTAATAAGTTCTCCCTTAACTTCCCCTTCGGTTCTACTGGCTTTGAAGCAACTACTGGCTCAGACCCCGTAACCACTCAGAGTTTTAATACTATCCCTTGGGACGCAACTCAGTATCAGAGTGAGTTAATCCTACAGGAAAGCTTCTCAGACCTTACAGCTAACCCTACGGAGATAGTCTACAGTAACGACAGTCAAGAGGCTACAGTCTCTTTAAACAGTAGCTTAACTTTTGAAACTTTTGCTAATGCTGTTTG